ATTAAGAATTGTAAAGCGTTTATAAAATAATCTCAAAAATAATTAATTTATTCCGAAAATCAAAATTCAAAAAATATTCTAATCCGAAAATAAAACTCCGTAATATATTTCATGTTATGCCCTAAATAAAAAGAAATAAACTCCGTTTTTATTCCTTTTTATTTCCAGGTTTCATTCCGCGGCCTAAACGGGCGAAGCCCTAAAGCCCATCGGGCGCGAGCGTCAGGGCCAAAGGCCCAAAAGCGAGCGCATATAAGAAGTATTTTAAAATATAGAATAGAATGTCATTATCTAAAGGGAATTATACACCCAACTCCGCGGAGATACCAGTATATATAGAGTTAGATTGGGAAGAACAATTTGAACCGTTATATGGTTCTCCAATAATAATTCCAGTAAATACTATGTTATGGAGAGGATATGATATAAGATATCCTTCTATAGGAATCCGTTTTGCTTATTATAGTGGAAGAGAGATTGTAACAGAATATTCTAAAAAACAATATAGACAATTAGGGTGTTTTGTAACACAAAAGCCTCTTAAAATATTAGATATTCGTTTTATGATAAATATATTAGAAAGAATTATTCAAACAAATCGAACAGATAAAAATATAAATGATTTTGCTTCAACAATGTTGTCATTTGGCCTTTGTTCTTTAGGACATCAGATATTATTATTAAAACAGCGATATCAAGATCTTTTAAAGAAAAATACAGAAGATGCTAAAGTAATGAAAGCAAGTATTTCAAAAATGATAGAATATTATAAACCAGGTAATTTAATAGAACAAAAAGGAATCCGTATAGCAGAAACAACAAATGATGGGATAACAATGGCTTTTATACAAGAATTATTTAAAGGGGAGTTTGATGGGTTTATTTCACCAAGATTAGAAACTGTATTCCATATAGAAAAAGGGGGGCAATTAAATCCTGAATTAATCCTATTTAATCCAAAAATGTCTAATATTATACAGATATCAAGATATCAATCAAAAGTAATCCTACGAAGTATTTCAGAATTATTAAAAGATAAACATCAAATAATAGATATAAGGAAAATAATAAATGGAGAAAAGATTTCAATGAAAATGTATTTATCAGGGGGTAAAATATATAATAAGCATCATTTGGACGATTTTGAGGATAAATTGAATAATAAAGATAAAAAAACACTAATAAAATATAATAATGCTATAAAAAGAGGAAAAGAATGGCGCAAACATTTAATAATAATTAATCCAGATGAGGTTACTCCACAAGTGCAAGTGTCTCCATTTCCAAAATCATTAAATATAGAATAATAAAAAGAATTAAATAATTCAGAAATTAATTAATTTTGAATTTTTATTCCGAAAATAAAAATTCAAAAACTCCTCGAATCCAAAATTCAAATCCTGAAATACTTTCTAAATCCGAATTCCGAAATTCAAATATATATCTTTTTATTTCATTCCTTTTTTGGATTTATAAAATTTGAAAAGAAGACTATATAAAATATAAAGAATAAATAAAAGAAATGAAAAAGCCAAAAATATCAAATTATTTATATACTCCTCAGACAGAAGAGTCGTTAAATAATGAAATAATAGATGTTTTAAAGAAAACAAAATTAGGGGAAACATCTCAAAAGCAATTTGCGAAGAAGATTTCACAATGGGTGCAATATATACCAGATAAGACATTAAATACATTGATATCGAATCCAGAGGAATCAATGAAATATTTAGAGGAAACAACAAAAATAAAACATAGTGCATCAAATCATCATCTATATATAAGTGCAATAGTGGGATATTTAACACATATATATCCAACAAATGAAAATATAGATAAATGGAAAGGAATACAGAAAAGAAATTGGGAGCCATTGGCGGAACATTATTTAGAGAATAAACCAACAGAACTCCAAAAAGATAAGCAAATAAGCTATGAAGAATTATTATCTGTTTTATATAAATTAGAAGTAGGTTCATTTGAGCGTTTATTAATAGGATTTTATACATTGATAGAACCAATAAGAGCGGATTATTATGCAACGGAAATAATAAATGAATCAGATGAACCAAAAGAAGAGAATTACATAATTTTATCAGATACGATATGTAATTTATGTGTAAATGATTTTAAAACAAAAGGGAGACATGAACCTATAAAGAATGAATTATCGGATGAATTAGTAAGAGAATTACGAGAATCTTTAAAGAAATATCCAAGAAAGTATTTATTTGTAATGGATGATAAAAAAAGTCCATTTACACGAAAATTATTCTCTAATTGGGCATGTCGAACATTAACTCGTATCTTAAAACAACCAATGACATTAACTGTATTAAGACATATATATATAACACATAAATTACAAACAACAAAATCAAAGGAAGAATTGCGCGAAGTTGCAAAGAAAATGGGGCATACGCGTTCAATGCAACAGGCTTACGAATGGAAAGAGGACTTAAAGAACGAGAGGACTTAAAGCCAATAATAATCACGACGAGAGTTTAAAGAATTATTCCGCGGCCGAAGGCCGCACTCCGCGGGACGCCCATCGGCGCGAGCTAAGGGACCGAAGGGCCCAAAAGCGAGCGCATATATTAAACTTTATTAACAATTATACTATTTTTAGGGGGTCTTCCTTTCTTTTTATTTTTACTTGCATCTTCTACATCTTTTATCCAAGAAGAATCTCCATATTGTATCTGTGATAAACCAGATTCATCCCTTTTTATAAAGATATGATTATCTGCACAACTTTTTAGTTCTTCAAGATGCGTAGCAAGATATATACTGTTATAATAGTTCAATAATCCTCTTAAGAAATCTGGAACTTTTTCCAGATTATCTGAATCACATGATGTAAATCCTTCATCTATAAAGAATTCATTAAAACGCATCTTACACAATCCAATTTGATTAATAGCAACACGCATAGCAATTCCAACAATAAATCTCTGAAAACCAGATGCTTTCTGAATAACAACTCTACTACTTCCATCGCGAATAAACCAAGAAACAGTATATCCCTTGGATTCATTTAACCACTCACATTCTAAGTAAAGAGGTCTATCTTCACATATCATTTCAAGAACATCATTGACTTTTTTATGTATTAATGGTCCAATACATTCTCTATAAATCCATTCGCGATATCCATCAAATGAAACTGAAATATAAGATATATCATCCATATCAAGTTTAATATTTTTCACTAATTCGAGTAAATATATCATCTGTGAATCATTTGAACTAAAATGCATTCCTTTAATAATAGTTTCAAGTTCAGTAATTCTTAAAGAAAGTTCTGTTTCATTATCTCTAATTATTTTCCATTTAATCCAATAAGGATATATATCATAAATCCTGTTAAGTAAATCAAGTTCATTATTATATATATCTCGTTGTTTAATATTTTCAAGAATTGTTTCAAAATTCTTTTTTGATGTATTAGATGTATCTAATTCTGATTTGAGATATTTGAGATATCGTGTAATATTATGCCTGTAATAGAACAAATTAGAATACCAATTATACTCCAAATATAATTTATTTTTATTATATTCTTGGGTTTTAATATCTAATTCTTTAATATAAGTATCGTATTCTTGTTTTTTAATATGAATAGTTTCAAGTCTATTTTGTAAAGTCTGTTTTTCAACTCTGGCATTATTTTCAATTTGTTCTAATTCTTTTTTCTGAGATTCAACCAAACATAAATCTTTTTCCATTTTATCACATTTATTTTTAATCACATCGTATTCAGCTAACCATTTATTATAATTATCAAATAAATCCTTTTCAGAATTATATATCTGAATATTATGAATTAACTCCTTAATATCATTCAAACATTCGTCTAATACAGTAATATATTCCTGATATGAATAAATATCAATATCTCCTTGAATTCCTCCATACTGTAAAGATTGTAATTCATCTTCAAGAATAGATTTATTATTATGTAATTCAGGTAATTCTTTAATAATAGAATCATATTTAGTTCTCCAAGGTTGTAATCTACATGCCTCACAAGATGAATTAAAAGGTAAATCAGAACACTCTTTAATATATGAAGTATAATCCTGTATTTTAGAGTTAATATGTATTAAATTATGTGATATAATAGGTATTTGTTTTATGGATTGTTCTATAATTTCTTTATCGTTAATATGTTGTTCTAAAGGTCCTAATTCTTCAATTTGTAATTGGATATTATCTAACCATTCTTTAGTCTTCAACGGCTTATTAGGCCTTTTATCTGAAATATATTCCTTTTCTTTATTTAATTTTTTAATCTGCCTTCGTAATTTATCAATCTGTTTAGAAGTGTCAGATATTTTAAGAGGATATTCTTGAATAATCTGAATAAATGAATTTATTTTATTTTTAATTTCATCAATTTCAAAAGTATTCTGAAAATATTTTTTGTCTTGAGCAAACTTTTGAATTTGGATTTTATTCCAAGTTTCAAATTCATTAATTTTTGTAAATAATTCCTGATTATCAAAATCATTATCAAAATCATCTTGAATATTATTATAAATATTATCAATGTTATCATATATATTATAATTATTATTTTTGTAAAATGGATGTGTTTTTAATTCCGTTTCCAATCCAGAAATATATTCCTGAATTGTATTCATATCAATATCATTTTCAGAATCTAAATCTAATTCCGTTTTAGAATCTAAATCCGAAAATATATACAATCTGGATAATTCTCCATTTATTTTTAATATTTGTTTGTCAAGTTCATTAATTCTATTTTTAATAGTATCTTTTTTATCAGAAGATAATTCTGTAATTTTATCCTGAATATGTTTAATTCTCCTATTTATGTCAGATATATCATTTACTCCTAATAATTCCTTTTCCGAAATCATATTCCATTTATGAAATAACTCCGTTTTTTGTTTGGTAATACTATTTAACTCTGTTTTACTCCTATCGAGCTCCTCAATGTATTTAGTATCGACAATTCTCGAAGCAGAATTTATTCCGTTGTAATGAGAAGTAATTAAATCCGAAATATCTGTATAATATGAAATAGTTTTAGATAATAGTTTTTGTAGTTTATCAATATGTGTAATAGACAATACACTATCAAGCATAGTTAATTGTGAAGAACTATCTAAAGCAAAGAAATCGTTGTCTGCATTTTGTGAAAGAATAGAAGACATAAGATATGTTTCATGTGTCCCAATATTAAGTTTAACCCAATCATTAACGACTGCTTTTTGATGAATAATTTCATTTCCATTATCAGTAATCTTAGATAACACAATATCTTCACAGTCAATCTTTTTTTTATCGCTATTATTTTTAAGAACTCTTTTAATATTATATTTAATATTATTTAATGTAAAGGTGATATTAGAGCTGGCCATTACTCCAGAAGGTTTTTTATCACAAATAATATTAGAAGAATATTTTTTATTTTCTCGTGAAGGAAAACCTTTTCCAAATAAAGCTATACAGATAATTTCTAAAAAGTTAGATTTACCATTTCCATTTTTAGCATTTATAATGGAAATATTTTTAGTATTTTTATCAAAATCGAATATATTGTTATCTTTATAATTGAGAATCCAATTCCATTCTAACTTATGAAGTGTAAGATTTCCAGAAATAATTTGTTGAGATTTAACAATATCCAATTCTTTTATATATTCATTAATAAGTTTTTGAATAATAACTGATTTTTTAATAATAATATCTTTTATTGATTCAGGTATATTTTCATATGGAATAAGGATTCTTTCAGGATGTATTAACAATTGTTTCCATTTATTAGAATTTAATTGTTTATTATTATCTTGAATTAATTTATTATCTATATATTGAATAAGGCTATCTGATGAATTAATATTAAGTATTTCATTTGTATTTGAAGGGATATTTGTGATATCTTTATTATTTTGAATATGAATGCATTTTTTAGTAATTGTAATAACATTTTTAGAGAATGATTGTAATTTTTGAGTTATTAATCGTAATATTTCATTTGTTATATTATCACCTGATACTCGAATATGTAAGTTATCAGGAAACCAAGATTGTGTAATAATTTTATTAAATAATATAGTATTTTTAATTTGACCTTTAAAAGTATGTTTATGAATAATTTCTAATTTATCAATATCCCCATTATAAATTATTTTAATCATTCCATAATTATTTTTAACATGATATACATTAATAAGTTTATTTTGTAAATTCCATAGAATGTATCCATGTCCTTTAATAGATTCTCCAAAATCTTGTTGAATTAAACTTCCAGAATATCCCCAAGGTATCTCATCTGAATAAGAATATGAGTTACATAATGTAGTAAGAGGTAAATTACATTCAGTATTATCCGAAAGTTTAACTCTATTAATTTGTTGCATATGAATATCTCCTAATAAAATGGCATCGTATCCTTGAAACCAATCGATAGGATAACCCCCTCTTGTTGTTTTTAACCCATTCTGCATAGTTGAGCCATTTATAGTTCCATGAAATAAAGCTATTTTATATGTATTTTTATATTTATTATCAAGAGAAGGGTTAGGGAAATTAGGTAATTCGGCTGATATACCACTTGTAGAACCATATAATAATGTATTTTGAATAGCAACCAAGCCAAGTGATATATTTTCATACATATATATACCAGATTTATCTAAATATACTACATTGGGTATATCATAACTCATTAATGCAGAAATCATATCATGTTCATTAGGAGTATCTTGTCTATAATCATGATTACCACGGATAATATAAACTGTAGCAAGAGATGATAATTTTTGCAAAAGGTATGTTGCAATTTTAATACCAGACGGGCCGATTCTATTTTTATCGTGAAATATATCGCCAGTGATAACGATTACAGCGGATTTATCTATAATAGATTGTTGGTGTGATATAGATTCATATAAATTATTAAATGTAGTAATATATTCATCATATCGTGATTTTTTACTATCACCTGTTCTGATGTGAATATCTGAAATATGAATAATATTATGAATCATTGTTAGTAATATATTTTAAAATAATATTTTTGTGCGCTAATTATGAACACATATGAATCAAATTTATTTTT